AGAAGACAGAGAGTAAGCGTCTTTCAGCTGTCTCAGGAGCGAGGATTGTCCGGGAAGGTCCATGAGCGCCAACATATGAGGCAGCAGGATGTGCTGGTACTCCGGTGGGCATACCTTGAACGCCTCGCTGAGTGCCGCCAACTGCTGTTGCCTGTACGTGACGGCGCTCGGAATCTGGTCGATTCCCACCTTAAGGCGAACGCGCTCCACGTCGTTGTTGAGGAATGGCACTCCGCTTTCGTGGATCGCCGGGGAGTTGAGATAAATCGACTTGTCCGGATTGATCCCGAGCCCATCGATGACGACGGTCTCTTCCTTTCCGAGCGTGTCCTCGATAATCAATTCGACCAGCAAATCACCGACTTCTGACCGGGCTGTCTTGAAGTTGTCCAGAAGGTCGGAAAGGCTCTGATTGCTCTGCTCCACCTGCGAGTTGAACTGCACCCCGGACGTGGTGTTTCGGTTGTCGCCAGAGAACTCTGAATACACCCCAACCACACGGCGCATTGCCTCACGGGAGTCTTGCAGCCTATTAAACTGCTGCTCAGTCAGCTGCAGGTCGTTCTCGACGCGGAATATCCCGCCATCGCGCATCGCTTTCACGCTCAACTTGATGTCCGCGTCTGGTCTCGCGGCTTCCTGGCGGAACTGTTCGTCGGTACCCACAACCGCTCCCTCGGTGCGTACCACCCGGCGAGCAGAAAGCAGCCACTGCGACTTGCTGTGCAACGCGTTAACCTGGTCCTGCAGGTAAATCATCGCTCGCGCCAGTCCATACGGAGCGAACGTTCGGTCTTCGCGGTATCCCCAGAAGAGTACGTAAGGAAACCTCTTGCTCTTGTGCGGATTGTCTGCCAGCTTGTGCGGACCCATCCACCATGAAAGGCGAACGCGAGAAACGATCGCCTTCTCCGGAACGAGCATTCCTGCCGAAACGGCCATCACATGCGCCGGGTTTTTTCTGTCGAACTCGACGACGCGGCCATCAGGAGAGCGCAGGACGGCCGACCATTCCCATCTCCGATACCAGCACTCGGAAAGGACAACGCGATTGTTCTGCAGGTCTCGCCATTGCGATGACTCAACGGTGAAGCTTCGTTCTTGGTCGGCCGCGGCGTACAGGGTTGGAGACAATTCCCCCAGGGCATCTCGGGACGAGAATGCCGTGTCAAACGAGAAATCTGCCCATGCCGTACCGGAGTGACGGAACAACAACTCGGGGATTCTCCGATCCACCCACTTCCTGCGAATGAACCAGCGGGCGTCGGAAAGGTCTGTCTTGGCCCACCAATCCCAGAAAACCTCGTTTCGGCGCACCGTCTCCACCTTGTACGGGTAGAGAAAAGGGTCGTCCTGTCGACCGACGTAGACGCAGCCTAAACCAACCTTGGCCTGTGAGGCGAACGCGTCAGAACAGGCTGAGTCCGCTTTGGATTGAACCTCTGCGGTATGCAGCTTGTGGTTGAGAGCCTCTGCTACCTGCTCTCCCCCCTGGGAGTCCGCTGACACCTTCCAGTCGCCCCTGTTACGAATCTCCATGCCCAGAACGGATGCGATCACCGGACCCATCAGCGGCTCAATGGCCGGAGGGATCCCGATCTCTTCCATTCTCGACAGGATTTCGGCGTCCAGCTGGTTACCGTCGCAGTAGTCGGCCTCGCGATCAGCCTTGGTTCTCCACTCGGGCTGTTTTCCTATCTCTCGTAGGAAGCCCGTGTACTCATCGAGAGTCAGTTCGCCGTTTCCGGCGTCGCCCTTACGTGAGTTATTAATCTGGTCTTCGTACATGCGGCAGACGTTATCCTGTCAAAGTCTCCAGTTGGCAGGCGATCGCCTTCTTGAACCATAACCAGATACAGCAGTGGAGACCGAGAAATCATCTCCCGCATCGGCCACCTGTCCAAACTGACGAAACGCATCTGCCCCGTGCGAGTCGTCATTGTGCTCATGATCGTTGGACCAGCAACCACGAACCTTGTCCCACTTCTTGCGATAAGCCCCCAGTCGCCTAATGCCGATTGAGCACCCCTCGTTGCTGAACAAGCAGGTTGCAAACTGCCCTCTCGTTGCCTGCATGCCAGCCATCAACGCGGTGACACGGGACACCACCACGAAACGGCGAGACGGCAGCAGTTCTTCTAACATCTCCCGCAGGCTCTGGTTGTGGTCTGCGTCCTTTCCGAGCCTCTTGTGGCTGGCTTCGTGCGGAAGGTAGTGCGTGCCAAAGACGTAGCCTGTTTGCTGGATATAGGCCGCGTAGTGGTCCAGGTCCTCGCCGCTCGCCTCGTAATACCGAATGAATCGGTTCTCGTGCCCCACCCTTTGGTGAAACCAGATGCTCGACATGTCGCTTTTTCCCAGGTCCCAGAACGTATTGACCGGAGCGGATACGACAGGGATGCTGTCGATAATCCTTCCCTGCTTGCGCGCGGTGGCCAGCTGCGTTGCGTAGTAGCACCCATCCATCGAGACTGCGAACGCCTCATCCGGGTAGCTCGGGAATTCCTGCCACATCAACGGGTCCTCGCCGCCGAAATCAGAATCCCTTGTGGCAACGTACCAGGCCCGCTTGCGAGGTCCAATTGGTCGGCCGATGATGGACTCTACCCGGCGGAAATACTCGTGATCACGTTCGGTTATGACCACTCCTGCCGGATCGATCTCGTACTCTTCGGCGTCCCACCAGGAAAAAAAGTGGAATCGATAGTCTTTCGGGGACAGCGGCTTCCCGGTCATCGAAAGGTTCTTTGCTGTCTGCGCCAGGTCGTAGAAGACGCCATCCTGACCCTCGGCGGTGCTCTCGACCACCAGGATTCCGGACGTTGGAACGGCAGGAATCGATCCAGTCCTGATTTCCTTGGCCTTCTCAGGGTATTTCGCGGCTATCTTCCCCAGTTCGCTGATGTGCAGCCTGTGGATGGTCCCTGACCTTACGGAGGTGGCGACCCGGATCGTCGCCTTGTTGTGCCCGAAAACAAGCTCTGTTGCCGTCTTCTTTTCCAGCGGACACATGCGGCGCACAAACTCTGGGAGTTGGTCGTAGGCGAATACGACCTGGGTAGGAAAAATCCCTTCTTCCGACGATCGGTCGTGCGCAATGATTGCGCAGTAGATTGGGCTCCGGCTGAATAGAGCAGTGTCCAGCCACAGGATTGCAATCAGGGTAGTGATTCCCCTCTGTCGCACCTTGAGCACGAGGTTCCTGTTCCATAGACGATAGATCAGCTGCTTCTGAACCGAGTTTGGAAAAAAGGGGACAACCAGCTCTTCGTCTCCATCTCCCTTCGAGATTATCTTGTACAGATAGGATATCCGTCTATCCGGGTCTTCCAGTAGCTGGATGACCTGATCGCGTTCTCCGAGTTGTTCATTCACCATCGACATTCACCCAGGACGTGCGACGGCGGTATTACCCACGCCGTAAAATCCGGTTGGACATCGGTCATAGTGATCATGGCGCGGTCGAGGAGCTACGGACTGGAAAACGTAGTGGTCATGCGTCTGACCGTTCGTTCTTGTCATCCTTGTAGATGTCGTATGGGATTGTATCCAGTGGATAGTGATGGCTGTCCGCATCCGTTTAGTTTCGTTGTGGACTATCCGATACCCAAAGAAAGAAGCAAGCCAATGCGTCACTGTCGATCATCGCCATCTTCATGGTCGAAAGTTCCAACCACCCTATGCCCATTGTCCTCTCGAGGCATGAACACGCGCCCGCTCAACGACGCCAGAAGCTCCTTGTAGGGGTCGTTCTTCTGGTCGTTGTTCTTCTCGTACAGGCCAAGGTGCTTCATGATCTTTTCGATCGCCGCGTTCTTGTCCCAGAAGCGGTACTTGATCATCCCGTCCTTATCCATCTCGAACGAGGCGACGGCGGCGCGCGTCTCCGGATCAAGCTCGTTGGGCAGCTTTATCCGATTCTCCTTCTCGTTCCATACCATTCCGATGTCCGAGAGCGCCAACCGAGCAACTTCACCCAATACCCTTGCTGCCTCGATCACCGAAGCTTTTTCGACCGCTGCCCGAAGCTGTGCGATCCTTGCCGAAACCTTGGCATTAGACGCTAACCTGCTGGCTTTTTCGTGAACAGTCTCTTGCTTCCAATTCACAGACCGCGGGTACGCCTTCCTGTACGCATCAGACAGGCTCAGCCCGGACGACACAGCCACAGCGAACGCCTCCTGCTGCGGAGTCAATCCGTACTCGCTGAACCTGCTCATGCTTTTGCCCTATACCGCATGTACCGGGGGTTCCGCGTCAAGTCCTTCTCAACCTCGACCATATTCCACCGCCTCAAACACTGGAGCGCCCACGCTGCCGAAGGGTGGCTCATGTTGAGGGCCAGGCGGATGTCACGCTGCCGACGAAAGACACGCTCAGATCGAAGGTAATCCAGCACCCGCCATATGGACGGAGACTGCGAAATAAAAATCAGCTCGACGCCCCTCTCCGCCGGACGATGCGTGCCGGAGATTGCCAACAACTGAGCCTTCAGACTGCAAGGATGAAAACTCACGTCGTTACAACTCACCGAGACGACACACGAACGAACAAGACGCCCCCAGGAACCATGGGCCCGCGCTGGATCGACAGATAGTCGATCTGGCTGTCGTCAGCCCACACGCCAGCCGTGGTCAGTCGGCGATTGTGCATCGTGTCTCCGTAGTCCTGGTTGATGACATTGACAATCATGGCCAATGCGCCAA